CATTGTCCTCGGACCAATGGCGGACAATGGCTCGCCCCGGAGCCGGGTCGGCCGGTCGGCGTGGAAGACATGGTTGACCTTGTCGTCCGGACAGGGCCGCGCGGTGTCGGGGTTGGTCGTCACGACCTTCTTGCCGCGCACCACGCCGCGGAGCCCCATCTCGCGCATCAGCCGCTCCACGCTGCATCTGGCCACTTCGATGTCGGCGCGGCCGAGGGCGAACCAGACCTTCCGGGCGCCATAGAGCCCACGGTTGGCTGTCCAGACCTCCCGGGTCTTCCTCGGCTCGGCGTCGCGCTGCGCCCGTGGCGACAAGCGCGCGGGGTCACGCTGCGCGGCCTTGCGTTCGGACCAGGTGGACGGGGTGATCGGCAGCCTCCTGCAGATCGGCCTTCGCCATCGGGCTCGGACCGATGGCGCCACGACGGGCGACCGCCTTCGCTGGCTCACCCTTCTTCAGGATCTCGTTCGTCGGGAAAACCGCCCACTGGACGGTTTTCTGACCCTCCTCACCCTGCCGCAGCTCGCGGTTCTCGCGCTCGCGTTCCTTGATGCGGGCCCTCCCGGCACTCGTCGGCCCAGCTTCCTTGCCCGCATCACGCCGCGCCTGCTTGTACCAGGCCCGCTGGCTGTCGGGCGAGCAGCCGAGCTTGTCGGCGATGTCGCGCACCGCAGCTGTCAGGCTCGCATAGCTGTCAAGATGATCGACCACCATCTGCACCGCCCGCTCGCGGAACTCGGCCGGGTATGGGCGCGTCGTGTTCTCCTTCCCGTCCATGGGAAGGCATCCTTCGAGAGTTTTGCCCTCCTGTAAACCCGGGGCGGTTCAGACCCCGATCAAGCGGGACAAGCCTTGGCCGTCCGGCGGTCTGCGAGGGCGGAAAAGACCAACGCAAGGCAGCGGCAATAGTCGGGATCGTCGAGCAGCGGTTCAGGCGGAAGGGACTCCCTCTGGACAAGGGCCATGAGCGAGCCGTTGCCCCAGACCGGATGCGCGCGGCCGAACCGCTTGCGATAGGAATCCGCAGCCTGGGCGCGCACAAGCATCAGAGCCATGGAGGCAGGGCGTTCGCCGGACGGACGGGCGAACAGCGCCCGCGCGGCCGCCACCGCATCGCCGGGAAGGACCGGACGCATGATCCTACACCGTGCCCGGAAGGCCGAACTCGGCGTAATGGAGCGCAAAACGGACCTTGCCTCCCGCAAAGTCTCCTCCCTCGGGCGATAGCACCAGCGGTTCGGGACCGTAAAAGGTCATCGGCCAGCCGAGAACGCCGTTCGCATATGAGTTGAGCCCGATCCCAAGTCCGCTGCCGAAACGGTCAAGCGCCCCCTCGGTGCCGAGGCTCCAGGCCACCGCCGTTCCGGTGATCGGTTCGATAACCCGGGCGGTCACCGCAAAGACCATCGCGTGCGACGGGATCTGCTGCGACGTGGGCTGTGGGCCAGCAACCGCGATCACATGGTCGAATTCCACGACCCTGGCCTCGAAGGCCGCCCCGGTCGGCGAAACCGCCCCGGAGGTCGCGACCGCTACCCAGCCCGTCCCGTCATGACACATATCCGTGCCCGTATCGACGACCCAGGCGCGCCAACCGGCGAGCGGTTCGGCGAAGACCCAACCGCCATTATCGGCAATCGCGATGCGTCCCGCCTGCCCGGCCCATGCGCCGGAAGCGCCCGCCGCGATGCTCCACGCCTGGCCATCGGGTGCAGTTTCGGGCGGCGCGGAAAGGCCGAGGCTTTGCAGGCGCAGTTGCACGAGCGCATCGAGTTTCACCAGCGCCTCGTTCACCGTCACATGCTTCTGCGCTTGCGCGGCCTGCATCAATGGCAGGGCCAGGTTAGCAGTCTCATTCATCGATCACGATCCTTCGATAGGGTCCGGGTCCGAACTGGTCGGACAGTTGCGCCACTTCGATGGCAACAGGCTGCGCAGTGGCATCCGCGATGCGCATCTGGGCGGTGTAGATCCAGCCTGGGGCCTCGGTCGTGGCCCCGCGCAGCACTGCGCCACCCGCTCCGATCACCCGCAGATGATAGGCCTCGCGGGTCTCGCCCAGCGGCACCTCGACCGAGGCCCAACTATCCCCGTCGATCCGCGTCCGCCGGGTCCAGCCGATGGCAAGACCGCCATGCCCGTCGGGACGAGAGGTCAGTTGGCAGGGGGCATAGGGCCTGAGGCCCATTCCGTCGAAAGCGGCGACAAGATGGGTGAACGAGGCATCGTCATAAGGCCTTGTACCGGGGCCGATCCGGTATTGGCGCGCCAGCCCGCGGGCCGACAAGGGCAGGGTGATCTGGGCAGGTGCACCATCGAGCAGAACGAATCGGCTACCTGCGGACCAAATGGCAGGGATCACCCCATCGGTCCCCGCCTGCCCGCGAAGCCTGAGACGCAGATCATAGGTCAACGGCGCCACAAGATCGGCCTGGGCGAACTGGAACACCTCCCAGTTGCCGGGGCTGCCATCGCCGATTGCCGCCGCATTCGCTCCTGCCAGAAGTTCGGCCATGCCCACCGAAGACAGCGCGCCCCATGACAACCTTACCCGGAGCGCCGCACCTCGGTCCCAGCGCGAAGGCGCGGCGGCCGCGAGCGGGCCTTCGGTCACGCCGATAACCGCAGGCTGGCCGATCAGCGTGTTGAGGTCATAGCCCGCATCGCTGACCGCGCCATAAACTGCGACGTTGCCCGGCCAGGGCGTTGCCGCTACTGCCAGATGTGGCGCGTGTGGAACCTCTTCGCCGGTCAGCAGCGGCAGGTCCATGAACAGGGGATGAACCGGCATCGGGGAGACGAAAGCCGCCTGCCGCACCGGCGCCTCATCGCGGTTCGGCGGCGGGTAGAGGCCACGTTCGACCCGGACCGCCTCGATTTCGCGCGCGCCGGACAGATCGACCCGGTCGACGCGGAAATCGCCGCCGGGCAAGCGCAGGACGTCACCCGGCCCGACCTCCATCATCGAGGGCGGCAATGCAAAGCGGGCCCGGTCGCGCGCGACGCGGGATTCCGCCAGCCATCGCTCGACCACCGCCTGCCCCTCGCCGCCAGTCAGCACCAGGGCCAGTTCGCTGGAGGCGACCGTGCGGCTTCTTTCATCGGGCAGGATCGCCTCTGCGGCGCGGGTCTCGTAGGCGCCTTCGGATTCGATGAAGGAAAGACGGACCCGCCCGGCGGTCTCGGCCTCGGGGGTGCGGATATGTTCGATCTCAGAGGACGACCGCTCGGTTGCCACAAGACGCCCCGCATCGATGACCCGTTTGGGCCGCCCGTTGCGGTTGAAGAAGACAAGCTTCCCCTCGCGCTCGGCCGCCTCGGCGCCATGGGCTAGCATCAGGGGCTGAAGCGCGCTGCGCGCACCGTCGTTGCCCGTCACCGCGTAACCGCGCACAAGCCCGTACAGCTGCTCGACATGCGGGGTCTCCAATCCCGTTGCCGCGCAGATCTCGGCGACCACGGCATCAAGGGCCTGCGCCGAACTCCGTCCGTTCAGCCAATGACCGCGAGCGTAGTTGTCACCATCCGCCCAAAGCTCTCGGTTGCCCGGGAAATGCGGGAAAGGCCGGACGTCCCAGGCCCAGACATGAGCGCGGGAGAGGTCGATCATCCGTCCACCATAGACGTCCGACACCGGGTTCTTCGCAGGGTCAGCCCAATAGGTCAAAATCGCCCGAAGATACTGGTGCTGGATCAGGTCGTCGCGCGCCCCGGTCGAAAAGGGCGGCAGCGCGTTCTCGGAGGATTTCGGGTCAACGAACAGGTTCGGCGCGTTGGTGCCCTTGTCCACAGCGGCACAGCCGAATTCGGTGAACCAGACCGGTTTCGAGCGCGGCAACCAAGGCGTCGGCACGGCCTGCCGAACGCCACCGACGCGGTCATGATGAGGGTTCTCCCACCAGCTGCGGATATCCTTGTAGCGCCAGACCCAGGCCTCGCCATACGCCCCGTCGGTGACCGGAACGCGGATCTGCGCATTGCGGGCCTCGACGCTGGGATAATACCAGTCGTAGCCCTCGCCGCCCTCGATATTGGCCTTCAGATAATCGAGCGCATGGATCGCACCCCAATCGGCATCCACATGCTCCTCACCCTCGCGCCAATCCGAGAGCGGCATGTAATTGTCAATGCCGATGAAATCGATGTTCGGATCGGCCCAGAGCGGGTCGAGGTGGAAGAACCGGTCGCCCGGCTGATGGGCCGGTTGGTACCCCGAATATTCGCTCCAGTCGGCAGCATATCCGATCTTCGCACCAGGCAGCACCGTGCGGACTTCGGCCGCCAGGGCGCGCAGCGCCTCGACCGCGGGAAAGCTGTTGGCGGGGCCGCGGATCGTTGTCAGCCCGCGCATTTCGGACCCGATGCAGAACGCCCCCACCCCGCCCGCAGCGGCACAGAGATGAGCGTAATGAAGGATGAATCGGCGATAGCTCCAGCCATCGTTTCCGGTGTAGCGGACCGTCTGGCCGTCGAAGACAAAATCTTCCGGCTGGGCCGAGCCGAAGAAATCGGCGACCTCGGCGGCAGCTTCATGGGTGCCATCGGGCGAGAACGGATGGCCCGGCGCAAAGGACAGCGTGATCCGCCCCCGCCAGGGCAGATGGGGCTGGCCCTCTTCGCCGGAATAGGGATCGGTCAAGGTATTGCCCTGAAGCTGATCCATCAGGATGAAGGGGTAGAACACCGCTTCCTGCCCGCCCTCGGCGAGCGCCTTGATTGCCTCGATGACGCTTTGGTCGGACGGCGTGCCACCATAGATCGCCCGCCCCTCGATGCGCGGGATCACATTGGCCTCGTCCCGCGACAGCCCCGCCACACGCCAACGCATCGGCTTGCCGTCGATATCGTCCTGTTCGACGCCGGGCGCGATGCGCGCCATACCCGCCCGCAGATCGCCCGAGAACCAGCTCACCACCAGCACCACCGACCCTACGCGCGGCAACTCGCCCCGCAGCGTGTCCAGCGACACCGCGATGTCGGATTTGCCGCCCGGCGTGTTCACATTGGCCGAACGTACGACGCCCGGTGCATCCTCGAAATGGACGGGCGTGGTGGCCAGCGCATATTCCCCCGTGCCCGGGATCAGCGCGACCCCCTGAACGAGATGGGCAAGGTCCTCGACCTCGCCCGCCGCCGCGCGCACCGCCTCGAACGAGAATTGCGGCACACGGTTGCCGAACCGGCCCAGATCGAGATCCTCGATCACCAGATAGGCAATGCCGCGATAGGTCGGCGCCTGGCCCATGCCTTCGACCGCCTCGATCAGCGGGTCTGGCAACTGGTCCTCGCTGCCCGAATAGACCCGCATGTTGATCTCGTCGGGGGCGATTTCGGCGCCATCGGCCCAGATCCGGCCCACCCGCGCGATCTCGCCCTCGCAAAGCGCAATCGCCAGGCTGACGGTATAGCTGTATTCGCGGACCTTGGGCTGAGACGGCGCACCCTTTCCGCCACCCGACTTCTTAACCCGCTCCTTGAAGCGCGAGGCCCAGATCACCTGTCCCGACAGCCGCGATCGCCCCCAGAGCCGGGTCACCGGCGCCCCCTCGCTGGCGCCGGTCAGGTGAAACCGCTCGACGCGGCCGGTCTCGATCGCCTGCGAGCCCGTTCCGAGCAATTGCTGGTCGATCGCCCGGCCGATCGTGGCGCCGACGGCCCGGCCGATCACCGCGCTCGACAGCCCCAGCACCGAGCCGCCCAAAGCGGAGCCCGCCGCCGCACCGGCTGCGGACAGAACGATTGTTGCCATGGTCTAAGTCCTTTCGGGAAACGCGAACCGAGCCACGATGCGGCGTGCCCATGGCGTCGAGAGCGGGCTCTCGACCACCCCGTGGCCATGATAGGCGTGGATGAAACTCGCCCGCGCGCCGATCGCGCCCTGAATGCCCAGATGCTTGGCAACACCCGCCTCGCGCAGACGGAACAAGATGACGTCTCCAACGGCCGAGTCCGCTACAGGCTTCTCGAGAAGATGCCGCCGAGCGGCCGCCCAAAGCGTTTCCTCGCCCTGAGGTTCGGACCAGTCGGGCGTATAGGGCGGCACCGCCTCGGGCTCGGTGCCGTAAATCGCCCGCCACACTCCGCGCAGCAGGCCAAGGCAGTCCGCCCCCGCCCCCGGCATCGAGCCCTGATGGTGATAGGGCGTGCCGATCCAGCGCCGGGCCTCGACCGCGGCACGCTCTGCGATCAGGCTCATCGGTTCAGGCTCCCCCCGTCATTGACACCCGATTGGGACGGATAGGCCATCAGCCAGTCCTCCCCCGGAACGTGCGGGAAGCCACGGAAGTTCGCGAAGTTGTGAAACTTCCAGCGGCAGGTATCGGCCGAGCGGTCGCAGCCGGCAATCAGCCGCAACGAATCCCCGGGACCGACCGCACCGCGGATTTCGGACCAAAGTTCCACGACGCGCACCCCGGCCTCGTGGCGGTCGGCCTTGATCACCCCGAACAATCCCGCAGCCGGGCCGGACAAGACCTCGAGCCGACCATGCTCGAACCAGCGCGGTTGAAACTCGTTCATCGCCTCGAAGCGGAAGATACGCCGGGCTTCGATCAAACCTGCTGTCACCAGCGTCGAAAAGCCAGGACGGGTCGCGTCGAACCCGCAGGCGGCATCTCCCAGAACCGCTTGGCAGGGGCTCTGGTAGACCCGCCCCAGCGGTTGGTTCAACGCCTCGGCCTGGCCACGGATCTCGACCTCGAACCCGCCGCCCGTGCGCGCGAACTCGCCCAGCGAACCGACGAAAAGGATCAGCCGCTGCCTGACATCGGCCCAATTCACCAACCAGATACAGAGCGATGCGGCGTCATAACGGCCCGCCGCGACATCATCCTCGGTGATCGCCTCGGAACTGAGCACGCCAAGCGCAGCCGAGTTGTCCACCGACAGACCCGTCGACTGGGACAGCGCCAGCGCGCTCATTCCGGTTTCGGCGCGGAACGTCACACCATCAAAGGAAAGATCCCGATCATGGTCTGTGAACCCCAGAACCACCCCGTCGTGCCGCGTGATCGCCCAGGCCCGCGCAAGCGTCGTCGCGCCGCTCGCCAGATGCGCCTGCAATGCCTCGGAGATCGCCATCAGACCCGAACCTCCACAACCGGCACCGAGGGGACATCGCCCACCTTGAAGCTCGCAACCGATGTCTGGATACGGTCGGTGTCGAAACGCACCGGCACGTCGAACTCGAAACCGGCTGTCACCGCCGCGCCGAATTCGGGCGCCTCTGCCAGCATCACCAGCCCCGTCGCGGTATCGACCGTGAAATCCAGGCCCTCCGCCAGTTCCACCCCATCGATCCCAAGTCGAACGCTGTCCGCGACCGGTTTCGCGATCGGGCGCACATAGGAATGCCCGCCCGAGGAATAGGTCTTGGTCAATTGGAACAGCGTCTTCGAGCCGTCGCCAAAACCGATCCTCTGGTCGTCGAAGGCAGGATCGCGCGAGGGAAGGCAAGACTTGAAGTCCGACCAATCCTTCCAGCGGAACCCGTAAAGCTGTCCGCGTCGCGCCTCGAAAAAGGCGATCATCGCCTCGACATCGTCGAGCGAGCGCATGGCAACGCCCGCGTCGTAGCGCCGTCGGCCATGTTCCCAGGGAGTGTTGCGCTCCTCGAACCCGTTGGCGAGCGTCACGATCTCGGTGCGCCGCTCGGGTCCGCCGACCGAGCCGAAGCTCAGGTTGGCCGGGAACCGGACCTCGTGAAATGCCATGTCCTTTCCTCCGCGTTATCTGTTGCGCTGGCCGCGCGCGATCAGCCGCCCCATATCCGCGGCGATCTGGCTCTGGCTGCGGGCAAAGCCCTGCACATCGGGCGTGGTGATGTTCATGACGACCTGCACCGGTCGTCCGCCGCCGCCTTCGCTTCTGATGCCCAGCCGACCATCCGCGCCGCGCGCCAGCGGCAGGATCGCCTCGGGACCGGCCTCGCCCATCAGACCCGTCCCTCCGCGCATCGGGAAATGGGTGGCCCGGTCGATCACACCGCCGGTGGCAAAGGGGATGACGCGGCCCTGGGTAAAGGCTCCGCCCTTGGCGAAGGGCACCGCGGCGCTGACCAGCCCCTCGATGCCACCCGCGACAAGCCCGCCCAGTTGGTTCTGAACCGGCTTGATCGCGGCCGAATAGGTAGCGTTCACGATCGAATTGACGACGGTCTTCAGCGCATCCGACAGCTTCACCCCGTCGAAGACGAGCCCGTCGAAGGCCCGCCTCAATCCACTGCCGATCGAACGCGACAGGCTGCCAACCTCCCGGTTGGTCAGTGTCAGGCTCTCACGCATCCGGACCAGTTCCACCTCGAAGGCCGCCGCGGTGCCCCGCGCGCCGCCCAACGTCTTCTCCAGCGCCTCGATCTGCGCGTCGAAGGCGTCGAAATCCTCTGTCTGGGCCATTGGTTATCCTTGATCCAACCTGTTGTCGGGAAAGGCCCGCGCGAGTTCTTCCAGCCGCGCGCGGCTCATCGGCGCGGGGCCACCGGCCGCGCCCAGCATCAACATCAGTTCGGCCGGGGTCAGCGCCCAGAACTCGGTCGGCTTCAGGCCCAGTCCCCTGATCCCGGCCTGCATCAGGGCGCCCCAGTCAAAGCCCATCGCATTGCGCCTCCGGAAGGGTGAAGGCGCGCGCCAGAAGCTGTGCGGCGGCCTGAGCCGCGGCAATCGGACCGCCGCCGATATCCGCCCGCGCAAGGTCGGCGGCCGAGCCGTGCCAGCCCCCGCCTCGAAGCCCAGCGAGCAACAGCCCCAGCACATCGCGCGTCGAGAACGCGCCTTCCTCATAGCGCTCGATCAACGCCACAAGGGTGTCCGCACCCAGCGCCGCCTCCAGCTCCGCCAGTGCCCCAAGCGTAAGCTTCAGCACACGGCGTTCACCATCGATGACCAACGCCACCTCGCCTGCATGGGGATTGGCCATTGTCAGAACGCCGTAAAGGCCAGCGCCCCGGCCGAGGCCAGCGTCAGTTCGTAAGTGGCCTCACCGTTATGGCTGCCGGAATACTCCAGCGAGGACACCTGAAACGGCCCCTCGACCACGCCGAAGCCCGGGATTACGATTTGGAAGGTCGGCGTCTCGGAATCGAAGAACACCTGCCGCGCGCGCGCGTCGGTCTCCGCATCCTTGAACACGCCCCCCCCGGAGATTCCGGCCGATTTAACCCCGGCGCCTGCCAGAAGCTCGCGCCAGCCGCCCTCGCTTTCCAGGCTGGTCACATCCACCTGTTCGGCGTTGAAACTGATGCGGGTGGCTCGCAGCCCCGCAATGGTCTCGAACTGACCGGCTCCGGTCAGGTCGAGCTTGATGAGTAGATCCTTGCCGAATTGCGCCGTCATCGTGCTTTCTCCAGGTTAGGTGTTCAGTCGTCCTCGACCCGCGCTGCGAAACGCAGGTCGATCCGGCGCTCGCCCTGGGTGCCCACCCGCCGGGCGCGGGCCCGGTCGAACCACAGGCCCACGATCCGCCCGCGAGACATCGCAAGGGGCGCGTCCACCAGGGCGTCGGATACCGCCGCAGCCGCCGCCTTGGCCTGGGCAAACCCGGCCTGTCGGCTGACGATGGTGATCGTGAACAGATGCAGCGCCCCGTCCCCGGTCTTGTCCGAGGCATCGCGCACCTCTTCCGGACCCAGGCTGACATAGGTCGGCGGCAGGTCGCCCGCCGGAACCACGTCATAGATCGCCCCGCCCACCAGCGCCGCAAGGTCGGCATTACCCGCCAGCCGCTGGTAGATCGCCGCCTGAAGCGCGGCTGCCGCGCCATAGCTCATGACGGTTTCTCCTCCTCTGCAAAGCAGAGCAGGTAATGCCCTTTCCGGTCCGCCTCAGTCACCGCGCGGATGTGAAAGATCCGCGCGCCTTCGCGAAACCGTTCGTCGGGCTCGGGCCGCCGGGCCGAACCCGAAGGTGCGGCGCGTACGACGATGTGATATGGCACCCGCGTCAGGGTCAGTTCCTGCCCCGCGCGCTCGCCGCCCGTGCGCGGCGTGATCTCGGCCCAGATCACTCCGAGCTCGACCCATGTCTCGGAAAACCCGCCGGCCCCATCGGGCAGCCGTTGGGCCGCTTCAAGGACAAGGCGTCGGTTCAGAACAGGCGGGCGTTTCATGCCACCCCTCCGGCCGTCACCCGCAGCCGTCGCCAGCGTTCGGTCAACGCCGCAACACCGAACGGCATGTGGCCTTCGCCCGTAGACGCCTCGTGCCGATGCTCGTGGTAATGCGCCGCCAGCAGAAAGACCGCCTGCCCCAGATCGGCAGGAACGCTGTCCCACTCCGCACCGAAACCGGCATCGAAATCGACCTCGGCGCCGCCCCCCTGCGGGATCGTCGGCAGGCAGGTCCGAACCGCGGCCAGCCTGGGATAGGTTCCGTCCCGCTCCAGCCGATAGGTGGCCGGATCGCAGACGCAGACGGTGCCGTTGCGGTCGAAGACCCGAAGCTCCGCGATGCGGGACACGGGCGCCACCGGCAGCGGCTCACGCGCTCCATCGCGCCAACCGTTCACCCCCCAGGTAAAGCTGCGCGCCAGAAGCACCTTGGCGGTCCGTTCCTCGATCGCCGCCATGGAGGCCCGCAGGAATGCCTCCAGCAACGCGTCCTCTGCCCCGTCATCGGAAAACCCGGTGCCAAGGCGCAGATGCGCCTTGAACCGCTCCAGAGGCAGCGCGGCGGCGGGCAGCGTCGTCTCGATCAGCATCATCTCGTCATTTCTCCGCTAGGCCCCCCGCTGAATGTCGGCGCGCGCCGACCCGGCCTGTCCCGACGGAGGGAACAGCTGGACAGACCGGATAGGTCCGGCGCGCGCCTGGCCGCCCCCGGGGTCAGCCGAAGGCAACGTCTCGGTCAGGTCATCAGGCGGTTGCGAATTTCAGAAGCTTGATCGCGGCATAGTCGCTGACATCGCCGCCGACGCGCTTGGTGGCATAGAACAGCACATGCGGCTTGGCCGAGAACGGGTCGCGCAGAACCCGCAGGTCCGGGCGCTCGGCGACGGTGTAACCCGCCTGGAAATCGCCGAAGGCGATCGCCACCGTGTCCGAGGCGATATCGGGCATGTCCTCGGCGATCAGGACCGGATAGCCCAGAAGCCGCGCAGGCTCGCCCGCCGACAGCCCGTCCGACCACAGGAAGCGCCCATCTGCGTCCTTCATCTTTCGCACCGCGCCCGCCGTGCGCGAATTCATCACGAAAGTGGCACCCGCGCGGTATTCCGCACCCAGCGAGTAGACGAGGTCGAGGATTGCATCGGCCGGCGACACCGCGTCGAAATCGCCATCGGACCCCGTCGCGACATAGCCGAGGCTGCCCCAGTTCCAGGCACCTTCGGGAACGTGGGGGTGCGACAGGAACCCCGTAGGCTTGTCGACACCGTCGCCATTGATGAACGCCGCCGCCTCGGCGCGGGCGAACCTGTCGGCGATGCGCGCGGCCAACCAGCCCTCGATGTCGAACGCGGAATCGTCCAGCAGCCGCTGGCTGGCCTTGGGCATGGCCGAAAGCTCGTGCAGCGGGATCGACACGCGCTCGATCTGCGGCGTGCCGGTCTCGATCTGGTTGGCGGTCTCGGTCGACCAGCCCGAACCGATGTCCGAATGGTCCACCAGCACATCGAACGAGGTCGCCTCGACGGTAACCACCTGCGCGATCGAGCGGATCGAGGCCGTCGAGCGCAGCACCGACTTGATCGTATCCGAGGTCTCGGGATCGACGAGATAGCCCCCCTCGGCCGCGACCGAGGTCCCCAGCGCCTTGCCCTCGATTTCCAGGCTGCGCAGCCCGTCATCGTCTCCGTTGCGAAGATAGGCGGCAAGGGCCTTCTTGTGCGGCGCTTCGAGATCGGCGGCACGCGACAGGGCGGGGCGCCCGGCGGAGGTCATTTGGGATTTCCGGTCCAGCATGGTCAGTCGCTCTTCCTGTTGTTGAAGTCGGGATTTCACATCAGCCTGGAACCCCCTGAAATCGATCAGAAAAGAGTTCAACGCCTGCTTCATTTCCACCGCCGGAGCATGGCTTCCGCCGGACTTGGTCTCGGTCTCGGTCATCTCGCTTGTCCTTGTTGAGATCGGTCCTCGCGGCCTTTGGCGATCAGCCCTCGGCCAACATGCGGCGGGCGCCTGAAAAGGCTTCCGCCAGTTCGCGCAAGAGCACCTCGGCGGGGTCCCTCCCCTTGGCGCCAACCCGCGCTTCGGCAAGCATCGGGAAGGTCACCAGCGACACCTCCCAAAGCTCCAGCTCCGCCAGAAGCCGACGCCCGCTTGCATCCCGTTCGGCCCGCTTTGTGCGATAGCCGATCGACAAACCGTCGATGGCGCCCGCCGAAACGAGGGCGGCCGCCTCGCGGGCACGCACGACCTCCGGCAGCAACCGCCCCTTGACGTAAAGCCCGCGGCCATCCTCCCGGACCTCGTCCCAGATTCCGATGGGCTGGGCGGGATCATGCTGCCACAGCATCTTGACCCGCCGACCCTCGGCGGCCATCCGCTTCAGGCAGGCGCCGTAGGCCCCCGCCTGCACAACGTCGCCGCCCTGGTCTGTCGCACCGAACAACGAGGCATAGCCCTCGATCACCGCGCCCTCGGCCAACGCCAGCGGCCCGTCCGGCCGACAGAACTTGCGTTCCAGCCCGGTATCCCTGTCATATCCGATCATCGAACTCCCCTTTTCACGGCGAGATCGCCAAGAGCGATGCCACGCCTTCCGTCAAGATCACCGCCACCACGCCGTAGACGGTCAGCCACATTCGTCGTTCCAGCCGCTCGAGCGCCGTCTCGATCCGCACGAGTCGGAATTCGAGCGCCGTCCAGCGCTCCTCCCAGACGCGTTCATTGGCGTCGATCCGCGCATTCGCCACCTCGAAGGGCGCATAGAGAAACCTGGACCCCGACCTCTCGGCCGGGGGCTTCATTTGCCCTCCGGCCGGGCGGGCAGACCCAGAAGGGCACGTTTCTCGTCCTCGGTCAGGAAATCCGCCCCGGCGATCCGCAGCCATTGCGCATCGCGTTCGGCCGCCAGCGCCGGCACCTGATCGAGATCGGGCTTGAGGCTCACTGTCTCGCCTGCAAAGCGCGACAGGAACTCGGCGACGGCACCGGCGACCTTTGCCACCATCGGCAGGATTGTGAGCCGATAGAAGGCGCGGTTAGCCTCCTGGTAGTTCGCGTAGGTCGCATCCCCCGGGATCCCCAGCATCATCGGGGGCACACCGAAGGCCGTCGCGATTTCCCGCGCCGCGGCCTCCTTGGTGCGGTGGAACTCCATGTCCGAGGGTGAAAAACCCATCGGCTTCCAGTCCAGCCCGCCCTCCAGAAGCATCGGCCGCCCTGCATTCGCCGCCCCCTGGTGATGGCTAAGCATCTCGTCCTGAAGCCGCGCGTACTGGTCTTCGCTCAGGGTCGCATTGCCATCCGTCCCACGATAGACGATCGCCCCCGAGGGCCGCGCCGCGTTGTCCAGAAGTGCCTTGGACCAGCGCGAGGCCGAATTGTGCACGTCGATCGCGGTTGCCGCCGCCTGCATCGGCGAAAGTCCATAGTGATCGTCCTGGGGATGGAAGCTCTTGATATGGCAGATCGGCGGCAGGTCGACCATCATGTCGAACCGATGTTTGCGCCCGCCGACGGTGTAATCATAGGCGACCGGCCAGCCATCGCGCCCGGGAACCAGATGCATCCGGTCCGATCGAAGAACATGCAGTTCGAATGGCATCCCCCCTTCGCCACCGACCGCTTCGAGATAGGCATTCCCCGACAGCAGCAACTGGCCGTAAAGCGTCTCGAACAGTTCGGCCCGTCCCTGTGCCGGATTTGGCCGCGCGATCAGTTCGAGCAGCGGGTGGGTCTCGTAGCGCCGCTCGCTATCCTGGCAGACAAGCGGCAGCGCCGCCGCGGCCTCTGCGATCAGCTTGACCGCACGAAACCCCACCGGGTTGCCGACAAAGCCGTTGCGGGTCAGCGAGACGGTATCGCGCGGGCTCCAGGCCACGCGCCCAGACCCCGCCCAGGCGATCACCGGGCCGGTGGCAGACGCTTTCGCCTCCGGCGCCCGCGTTTCGGCACGGCGGAAGATATTCAGTTTCATGGGCAAAGCTCCTCCGGTTTCGCTGTCGCTGCCCGTCAAGGGCCCAAGGAAAAGGCCCGCGTCCCGGGTTTTCCGGGGCCGGGCCTCGCCATTCCGCAAGGGCCGCGCCGCCGCGGCCGTGATTCTCTAGAGACTGCGCACCCTCGGACGCCGCCAATGGGCGGCGGGGGCAATCATCAGCTCGTGGATCGCCCAAACCAGGGCATCCACACGGTCGGGGCTGCCACGCCCCTCATACCCGCGCGAGGTCATGCGACACATCTGGTCCTCCAGTATGGCCAGGCCGGGCAGATGCTTGACCCGCCCCTGTTCGTAAAGGGCAGCCACCGGCTCGGCCCGGGCGGCCTTGCCGCGCGAAGCACGCACTGCCCGGAACGGCACCAGCGGGTCGAGTTGCCGGATCACCGTCTCGACCAGATCGCCACCCTGGTTGACCTCGGCGACCAGCCGGTCGGCGCCGAAGCGTTCCATGGCCTCGATCGCCGCCTGCGCCCAGACCGTCGGCGCCACGCCCGCAAGGCTGGCATCCGCCAGCACCACCGCGCGCCACTCCTGCGGCGGCCCCTTGCTCTGCACCCCCACGACCATGATCCCGCATTCATCCGAACCGCCATGCCCCGTGATCGGCGGATCGACCGCGACCACAACCCGGTCGAGTTCCGGCGCCCTGTCGATCCGGGCCGCCTCGATCGCCGCAAGCGGCCACAGCGCGCCCTCGGCCTCCTCAAGCAACACCCCGTCCAGTTCCTGCCGCCCCAACCGCGTGCCAGCATATCGCGTGCGGACCGCGTCAAGGAACGAGGCCGCAAGATTGGCCCGGTTCGCCTCAGTCGGCGCGTGGGTGACGACAGTCGTCGGTAGCGCCAGGATCGACCGCAAGACGCCGACATTCCGCGGCGTCGTGGTAATGCACTGCCGGGGCGATATCCCCAGCCGCAACCCGAACTGCAGCATGTCCCAGGTTTCTTCGGCCTTCTTCCACTTCGCCAGTTCATCCGCCCAGGCCGCATCGAATTGCGGCCCCCGCAGCCCCTCGGGATCATGCGCCGAAAACACCTGCGCGACCGCCCCGTTCGGCCAGACCAGCCGACGCCGCGTCGCTTCCCAGCGCGGGCGGCGATCAGGCGGCGAACAGGCCATCAGCCCGCTGTCGCCAAAGACCATCACCTCGCGGACCTGATCCACCGTCTCGCCCACCAGCGCCACCCGCCGCGACCGGCCCGGATCCAGCGGCCGCGGCCCCTCGACCTCGGCGCGCACCCATTCGGCGCCCGCCCGTGTCTTGCCCGCGCCCCGGCCGCCCAGCACCACCCAGGCCCGCCAATCGCCCTCGGGCGGCAACTGGTGCGGCAACGCCCAGAACTCGAACAGGAAGGGCAGCGCCATCAGCGTGCCGTCATCAAGGCTGTTCAGAAAGGCCGTCTGTTCGTCGCGTGGCGCGCATGCGATCCAGTCTGCGCCCGACCTCAAGACGTGCCTCAT